CCGCGGACCTCGATGCTGGTGGTGTAGCAGCGCCCGGCGTAGACCCAGTCGTTGCTGTCGCGCCGCCACCAGACGTCGTAGGAGACGGCATTCTCCGGCGCGACCCAGGTGGCGCGCAGGGTGCTGACGGACAGGCCCTGCTCCACCGAGTCGAAGCTCGATAGCTGGATGCCAGTCGGCGGCGCCTGCACGCTGGTGGGGATGACGGTCACCGGCAGGGTGACGATCTGGGCGCCGTTGTCGATGGCCTCGTACTTGCCCGGGACGTGATTGACCGCCGTTATTACATAGCGTAGCTGGTCCTTGCTGAAGTCTTCGGCAACCGAAAGCACTCGATAGATTTCGGGCACCAGGTTGGCAGTTTCAACGGCAAAGACCGACTGCGAGACAGGTGCCTTGCTGAAAGCCTGAGTGACCGTCACCACGCGATCGGCATAAGACTTGACCTTACGGGTCTCAGCCACCCCCGTGGGCAGGATCACTACCAGAGTATCTCCGGCAGCGACAACCGTTTCGCTATCCAGCGTGACAGTGTCTATCGTCGCCGAACTGATCCGGCCGCTAATTCGGCGCCCAGAGAAGGCGGCGGTAGCCACCCGAATGATCTGGCCCGGCCGGCAAATCACTCCGTCCAGGCCCACTGAGAAGGTGATGGTCCCCGTTTCCAGGCGGTTGGTCAGTAGAGTGTACTGCCCAAGGCGCTGGGCCTGACCTTGCGACGTGCAGCCAAATGCGGTCAGCTCGGTCTGCTGCACGCCCAGGCGCGCAAGACCCTTCTGGTCGCTCACATACTCGACCTTTTTCTGATAGAAGTCGGCCGGGTCGTTCCAGCTCACTAAAGCTACGGTAAAGCGTGTGCTTTTAGCGCTACCTGCTTTGACGAACTGCCCATCTATTACGTTAGCGTCGGTGTAGGTGTAGACCGGATCGCTAGGCATGTCGGCAGTGGCCATGACGCTGCCAGCGGCCCAGTAGGCCATGCCGCGAAAAATAGACGCCAAGTCCTGCAGTACCTGCAGGGCATCCGCACGGGTTTGTAGATAGACGTTGCAGGCGAAGCGCGGCTCAGTGCCGCCCTTTCCATCGGACACCAACTCATCGCAGTAGCGCGCGATCTGGTACAGGCTCCAGCGATCCACCTGGGCTGCAGTGATCAGGGCGCCGAGGCCGTAGCGATCGTTCAGCAGCAGGTCGTAGTAGATCCAGGCCGGGTTGTCGGTCCAGGCCAGCTTGAAAGTGCCATCCCAGGTTCCGGCGTAGACGCGGGTCTCCGGGCTGTAGTTGCTCGGCACCCGCACTATCCGGCCCTTCACATCGTAGGCGCGCGACGGAATGCTGGAAAACTGCGAGGCGTCTACGGTGATGCCCACAACTGCGGTGTATGGGTAGCGCAGCTTGGCGTCGATGATCTCGGTGTAGGACGCGATATTGGTGGTGCTCTGGATGCTTGAGCTTGTCGAGTCCGGGGTCAGGCGGCGAACGCGCACGCGCCAGCCAGCTTTGGCGGCCGGCAGATCAAGCCGATGGCTGCGCTCGTAGGTACCGGTTGTCTTGCCGTTGAACGAACTGGCCAGCACCTCGACATAAGCGCCCGAATCGGTGGCCACGTCGATGGCGTAGTCCACCTTGTAGCCGTTGATGTTGCCCTTGCTGTCGGTCTCAGTGAGGTAAGGCACCTGCAGGCGGATCCGCACCGCGGACAGTTCGATGTTGCTCAGCGCCTGGACCCACGCCTGGGTAGCCTTCAGCTCGACGCCGACTGCGGTCTCGCTTTCTACCGACGGAAATCCTGGCACGTATTCCTGATCGGCTTCGCCGGTGCGAGTCTCGACAGTGACGTTGCTGTAGTTCTGACTGCCGTCGGCGTTGATGAGAGGGGTCTTGTCGAGGTAGATGGACTGCTGTCCATTCACCAAGCCAACAATAGGGCCTTCGCTTATCCCATCAAGAACCTTGGCATAGGCAATGCTGATCAGGCTGTCGGGAGTCTCCGTAGGCGATTTGGCGCTCTCGCTGCCGCCCTTGGCGCCAGTGATTGGATGGTGCTTGCCCATGCAAATACTCCAGGCATGAAAAAGCCCGCCGGAGCGGGCTGGTAATCAACAGATGAGGTCAGGTCTGGTCCTGGGCATAAATGCCGGCACTCAGCACAGCGCTGCCGACGATCATACGACCGTAGAGCAGCGGCACTGGATTTCCCTGGGCCTGAGTGTTCACTGGGCCATTAAAGCTGTAACTGGGCGAGTTATCGGCACTATCGTTACTGCTCAGGCCGGTTGGCTGTTTGGTCATCATCTGGCTGACGCCACTCAGCGCAAGCGAGACGCCCACCATGCCGACTGCGGCCCAAACAGCACCCCCTGCGTATCCGGCAGTGCCAAATAGCGCGCCTGAACCTGTCGCTGCCAGGCCGCCTGAGAAGTAAGACGCCACGGCGATGATGGCAACTCCGATGATGGTCTGTAGGCCGCCACCGCTCTTACTGCCTTCAATGATGGGCGCGATCCGGATTTCAGCGCGCCCGGGCGGGTGCCCGAGCTCATCCTCACCGATGTTCCGCCGGCCATGGAAAACGGCGAATACCATGCCGCGGCCCTTGGCCTCGTAGAAGAATTGCTCGAAGCCCTGCAGCTGCACGGCCAGCGCGTGCACGGCCTCGGCAGCGCTGTTGACCACCAGGCGGTGGACGCGGCCGAACCGGGCGCCCAGTACGCCGTAGAGCCGCACCACGCGAATGCGCTCGCTCATTTCATCAGGTCCTTGTGTCGAAGGGTTAGCCGGTGGGCCTCGGCCCAGAACCCGCCGTAGACGTCGCGGCGACTGTCTCGGCCGTAGAGGTGGTGAAGGATCGAGCCCGGCGCCGGATAGTGCTCCGGTTCGGTGGCCAAGCGGCCATCGGCCAGATAGATGCCGGCATGATTCGGTACCGGTGCTCGGACTTGCATGACGATCACGTCGCCCTGCTGCAAGTCGTCGACCGGCGTGAAGCCGGCCTCGGCGTAGTGCTGCAGGTAGAGGTCTTGCCCCTTGTGCCACCACTCATCCTGCCGCTCGAACTGCTGCAGCTGGATGCCCAGCTCGCGGTCGTAGTAGTCGACGAGCAGCTGGTAGCAGTCCAGCACGCCGTGAGAGAAAGGCCGGCCGATCAGCGGCGCGCGGTACCCGGCCGGATCGATGCTGACCAGCTCGCCCGCCACCACCTGCCCGTCGTCCTGCCGGCGAACCTCGAGGATGTGCCAGGGCAGGTCTGAGGCCTCGCAGGCGACTCGGTCGGCTTCGCTCGGCTGGGGCGAGTAGTCGGGGTGGCTGTGCACCACCGCCAGCACCTTCCCGCGGTCTTCGGCGCCGGCGTAGGCCTCCGGTGCAATGCGGAAGTGCTCGCTGGGCGTCGTGGCCGTGTTCTCGCAGGCCACATAGGCCTGGGCGCCCTGCTCCCGCACGATCAGCCCGCAGGCCTCGCGAGGGTAGGAAGCCAGGGCCTGCGCTTCGATGGCGGCGCGCACTGCCTTGGTGATCCGCATCAGCCTATCCTCCCCGCCGTCGGGAATGATCCGTAGCGCAATTGCCCTGTCTCGCCGAACCGGAACTTGCAGCCCTTTAGCGTGCCGCTGCAGCGGTCCTGGGCGGCGTCCGTGGTGATGATGTCGTCCTCGGTTGCCACCGGGCCGCCGGTGTAGCCGCAGTAGGGACCGCGGTAGCCGCCGATGCTCAGCCACTGGCAGCAGTTGGCGACGATCTGGCGCCCAGGCAGCTGCTTGTTGTTGAGGTTGATTGGCGAAGACAGGGCGAACTCAACTTCAGTCTTGCTCTCGCCGGTCTTTTGCTCGACGTACCAAATGTCGGCAGGAAACTCCTCGTCCGGATCGGCTTCCGTGTTGCCAGCGGTGAAGTTGCGCGCGTCGAGGTAGCGGCCCAGGGTGCGTCGGCGCGTTAGCTTTGCACCTACCAGGTCGTCGAACCCCAGGCACAGGGCGCTGATAAATCCTGTGACGTTGCCGACCAGTAGCTTAGGCTGCGGCTGCTGGGCCTCTCCCGTCATCTGGAAGCCTTCTGCTTGAATTGGCCAGGGCGAATACTCGAGACCCTTCCACCAGATGCCGCCGGTCTGCTGGTAGCCGTGGAAGCGGTAGAGCTCGGCACCGATCGCGGTCGCATCCAATTCGAACAGCTCCACCAGCGCCCCGGGTTCCAGGGTCTGGATATCAGCATTGATGCCCATAATGGTCCTTAGGGTTGGAATGATTGTTCGAAGGTGGCAGTGAGCTGCCAGGCCGTTCCGCCGACGTGTGATGGGCTGTAAGCCTTGCATCTGAACAGCAGCTTCTCGCCGAAGGGCGTCGTCCAATAGAAGGACTGAGCACCTTGGCGAGACCGTAGAAAAGTGAGGATCTCGACGATGCGCGACTTGCTGCCGGTGAAAGTAAGCGGCCAGCTCTGCGTCTCGGTGTTGAGGCCGTCGCCGACCTCTTGCTTATAGCCATCACCGAACTGAGCAGAACGAGTGCGCTGCTGGAATTGTGGCGCTGTCCTTGAGCTGACCGCCTTGCTGGAGCAGCACGGTCAGCGGTGCTTGGCCGGCCTGCAAGCTGACCACGATGTCGGTGAACTGAGCCGGCACACCGCGCATGGCGGCGGCTGTTTGCTTGGCGGTGTTGCCGGTCCGGGTCAGCGCGTCGTCAAAGCGCGTCAGGCTTTCGCGCGACTGCTGGATCTTGTCCTGATACTGGCTGAAAGTAGCGGAATCTAGCGAGCCGATCTTGCGCTGCTGGGAAAGACGCTTCTCCAGATCGTCCAGGCGGCCCAGTGCGCGGACAGTAGGGTCGATCTCCCCAAGCAGGTCAGACAGCTCGTCACGCTGCTTGCCGATGGCATCGCTAGCTTTACTGGCGCTAGCAGATAGCTGGTCCGTAGC